TATGTTAATACTCCTATTTTCAAATAAAAAAGACGGGAATAAACCCGCCTCTTATCATTCTGTTGGCAATGTAATTTCGTTTATATCTTCAATATCGTATAAATCGTCGCTCACTTCTAATGGATCCCAATGCGCATAAACTTCCAACGCAATTTCTCCCTCTGCTTTAGGAGCTGAAGAAAGAACAAAATCACTTTCGTTCATTGCGTTATATAGTGTGATTTTTTTATATCCGCCTTTCATCACTTTTGAAAACATCGTGATGTTTTTAACGTATTTAGACGCAGGTATAGCCCCACCCTTACTGTTTTTAATAATTTGATTTGTTTCATCATAATCTGCTTGAGGCATCACTTTTGCTAATGTAGTTAGGCGAGTATCTAAAATACTAAATTTAAGCATTGCATTCATTTCGTCAATCACCTGCAAACCTTTTGTTTTCCCTCTTTGACCATCAAATTCTATATCCCGAATATTTTTAGTTGCACTGAATTCTGCTCCACCTTTCGTTGGTCCTAATCGTTCAGCATCTGGTTCTCCATAATTTAATATGACAATTCCATAATCAATCTGTATGTTTTCAATCTGCTCTTGCTTTAATTTAACCATTCGTTTCACACCCTCTTATATAATCGGCCTTCATAAACGTACCTTCTACGATTAATTGTTTTGTCTTTTTCATCTGACAAAGGCATTATTCTTTCTAAAGCCACAATCATTGCGAAATTTTTGGTAACTATAGATGTTTTATTTAATTGGTCATTAATGTTGGATAACAAGGTTTCAAGGCTTTCGCTATCTTTATCATCATCCCATCCATCAACTTCCATCGTAACTAACCAAACATCTTCACCGAGATCGTATATTTCCATGTCATAAACAATGTAAGGATATTGTATTTTTGATGGAGCACTGTGGAAAAATACGCTTTGATGAACGGACTTTAATAGTTGCTGAATAACTTCTCTTAATTCAATCATCTCCAACTTCCTCATCCTCATCGATCAATCCAAGAGCGATATTTTCATTTTGGATTGCACTCAAGTATTTACCCTCGATTTTTCTGATTTCGTTGATATTTTCATATACTGTTTGCTTTAAAATTCCTCTTTTGGGTTGTCCGTTTGTTCCTAATTCTTGTTCAGCTCCATACCAAGTATCGTGTTTAATCCCAATAATAAGATCTGTTTCTCGCTTTCTAACCCAATACTGGAATGCATGAGGAATCCTTTTTCCTCTTTTCATACCAGGCATTTTTCTAGCCTTGTCTAACATTCTTCTTCTCAAAAATCTAGCGACATCTTTCAATGCAGCTCTAGTTAATTCAAGTAGAGTATATTTAACACGATCAACATTCGAAACGTATTCTACTCCATTTCTTTTAACGCGGATTGGACTAGGAATCCTTGCCAATTACCTCACCCCGTTTTCTACCCTAGAACAGATTAATTCCATTTGTGCTCCTTTTTCAAAGGTACGGAATATCGTATAATCTTTTTCTTTATACTTTAATCTTTGCTCAACGTTATATTCTTTTGACCAAACTTTGAATGCAATTTCTGGCTTAAACCGTGTGCCTTCTGCTTGGTAAAATTCTGATTGCCTAATGGAAATCCTTTCAGCAAAAATTTTTCTAGGTTTTCCTTCAGTTTCGACAGGATCACCTAAACGATTGCTGTCATCTATAAGGGGAACTAAGAATATTACACTATTAGGTCTCATATATTCACCCCTATGCTAATTGAGTTGTTAAAGTCAAAAAAGCAGGAGAAAATTTTATTTCCCCCGCTTTAAGGTCCCACAAATCGGATATTCCGATAACAATAGCACCTATTCCTAGTTCGCTAGTGATATCTTCATCACTAACACCAGCTTTTTTCATAACCATCTTAACTTGAAGCATTTTTTGTTTTATTCTTTTATTGAAGTCTACATCTTCAATTTCAAACCCAAGACCGATTTTACATTGTTCTAAAAGTTCATCATCAGTCATAATATTTTCATCCATTAACATTAACATTCACAACCTTAAGCTGATTCTGCTGCTTTAACGATTAGGATAACTCCGTTTCTATCTGCTAATTTTCCATCAGCAATCAAGGTAGACTTGCTAATCCATTCGTCACTATCTTCATTGAAGTAGCGTTTGAATGTCATTTGCATGTTGCTGTTAACCATGTAATCAGACAGTTTAACTAGAATCGCGACAACCTCTCCAGCTTCTGCATCATCAATAGATGGAAGATAATCTTCAATTGCCAGGACATCTTTACCTAATAATTTTTCTTGGATTGTACCGTCTAGACCGTATGTTACACGAGCAATTGGTTGACCGTTTGCATCCACCATTCCTTCAATGTATTTAGTCCAGTCTGCATCAGCCATAATTAGCTCCGCTCCGCTACGATATTTACGTGGGATTTTTCCAAATAGCTTGGTCCATGTTTCGTACTTTCCAAATTCTTTTGCAGTTACTTCAATCTTTTGAGTAGAAGGAATATTAGTATCTTTTGTGATACCTAAAGGCTGTCCAGTACCTGTACCATTGATAACACCTTCTTCTAATGCAATAATCATAGCTTCATAGATATTATCGCTTACTGTTTGTTCAAATACTGGCATTGCTACAACACTTGCAACTAATTCAACAGCTACGCGACATTGTAATTTATGATAAGAGAATACAATCTTTCCTTGGACCTGTTTCTTCTGCATATCAGACATCGATCCTGCAGCTACCCATTTTGCTGTAGGTTTTGCGTTTGCTAATGGAATTTCTACTCCGCCCTGAACACTTGTTTTAGTAACACGCGCCCAAATACGGCCATTGTCTTTTAATTTTTCTACAATTTTATTTAAAACAGTTGTTGGAATAACTACTCCGATATCACCTGTTCCGGTTGTTGCATCAGCACGAAATTCTAAAGTATCTGATTTAGTTCCTTTAGTTACGTAATCCATAAAAGCAGAACGATATTCAGGTGTATCGAAACGATCTGCTGAACGTTGTTGCTGTCCAGGTGTTTGATTTTGATTAAAACTATATGAACCCATCACTTGCATAGCACCATTTGGAGTAGCATTACGTTGTTCTGGTTCATAAGATGGATCTGCAGAACGTCCTTCTGGGTTATCATCTTCATCTGGTAGGTTTGCAATAACATCTCTTAATTCCTTAATTTCTCCATTTAATGCATCAAGCTCTTGGTTAATGCTACGTAATTCAGCAACACTTTCTGTAGTTGAAGCAGTTTGACCTAAAGATTGCTTTCTTTCCTCTTTTTTCTGTAATAAAGCTTGTAATTTTTTCTTGTTCATATTAGTTTGCCTCCATATTAATTAAAATTTGACTTCTTAGACGTAAAACTTCTAGCTCATCTTTCGAGTTATCCAACTGAGACCTAGCATTCTCCAATGCTAATTTGGCATTATCCAATACCGATTGGTCACGAGCGTTTATGTCAGTCCCGCTGTACGCTGGGAAGTTGACTGCTGATACTTCAATAACTTTTTTTATTTTTTTTATACGACGAGTTGGCATTTCACTATCCATGTCTTGCCATTCTTCATCTTTTACGTAAAAAATAAAAGACATCCCGTCGATGTCTCCCCTTTTTACTGCACTATGAAGTGATCTAGCTTCATTATTGTTTTCTACATCTAAACTAGCTTTAATATAAAGACCAGTTTCATTCGTTAATAGCTGCATTGTGCTATTTCCATTATTTCTTCTACTTCTTGCTAGTGGAATTTTCTTTAAATCATGATTAATACTAAATAATACATCGTCAAAATCACATTCATCAAAGGCGCCACGTTCAATTACCTCATTAAACCAGTTACCTATTTTAGTCACTTGACCATAAACAGCTGGATGACCTTCGATGTAATTTCCATCATCTACTGCTCTTAAATCAGCTAATGAAAAATTCCTAATGACAGGAAGGTTTTTGTCTGGTATTTTTTGTTTACTCACCCTCGTTTGCTCCTTTCGCGGTATTCTTGTTCATCATTTGATAAGCATTTACCAGATTAATATCTATATAGTTTAGAGATTGAGTAATTCTATCTCCGTCTTGCCTTGGTGGATATCCAAGTAAGGCTAATTTTTGGTTATCTGATAGCAATCCTTGTTCTCCTGCCGTTTTTAGGATATTCATTTTCGCATTTGTACTTAAATAATTCATATCCTTTTGATACCAAACTATTTCATTCCCTACATCCATCTCACGAGTAGAAAATAGTGGTCTTGTAAAAGCTTGACTCAATAATATAACCCATGGCTCAAGCGTTTTTTCATAAAATGCTTGATATTGTTCATCGTTAAAATCCCCCGTAAAGATAGGTAACGATACACCATAATAATTCAGTACTTTATTTTGTAAAAACTCTAAAGTATCTTTATCGACTAACTTAACATCTGTTCCAATATTGATGTATTCCCCTTTGAGATCCATTGGTAGGATAGACGAATCGCCTCGCTTCATGGCTGCTTCGAATTCTTTTCGTTTTTCATCCATGCTTGCATCATCCATTAAGGTATTGATCTTTAAAACACCACGAACAGATAAACTTGTTTTGATTGCTTTGTCTAATCCCTGTAATAAGGTATCGTTAATCTGTAAGACTTTTAAAAGAGCTTGGTTATCAGGCTGGCCATCTATTCCTCCGCCCATCATATCGTTAACGGAAAATCCTTTTCTTAAATGAATTACATCCGAATACGCGAGAGTGAACTTAGAACCATTAGCAAACGAAAATTCTATAAACAACCTTCCAGAAGGATCTTGTAAAAAATCAACCCCTGTAGGATTTAATGGATAAAAACCTGTATAGTATTTAATCATATTTCCATTATTATCTTCTCTTGGTTCAAAAACAGGATAAATAAATGAATTATTATTCATATATAGAAGCCAAATTACTTTCTCAATAAATTCCTTCGTAGTCATTAACTCATTAGGTCCATATTTGAATAACCTATTGATGCTGCTATTTACTACTGTTTGTATGCCGTTTGCATTTGTTCTGATATGGCGTGGTTGCAGCTTACTCATTTCATTTGCAATAATACCTATACACATTTGAACAACGTCAGATACGTATATATTCTGCCCGAACTGAGAAAAGATAGGTGCCCTTCCATCTAACATCTTTGCATAAGTCATTTCTCTTCTTGATCTAGGCAAAATATTTTTAAATACATCCATTAGTGCCAATTTATCACCTCCTAACCGGCTCTTTTAACTAGTTGTAAGAAATCTGTTCGATGATCCATGTACACACGATAAGTAAAGATGATAGTTACTGCACCATCTATTTTCTTATCTTCTTTTCCTTGTACTTTTGTAGGTCGGAAGTCCATTCGTGCATTCATTTCTATTGCTGTGTTCTCTAAGCACCACTTGTCAATAGGATTTCGATTGTAATTGATAAGATTTTTCTTTAAATCAGCTTCTACTAATCGCATAGCTTCTGACATACTCACCCAATCCTGCTGATTGACCTTGATACATTCAAAACCGTATGCCTCCATTTCCTTAACCCAGTAAACCGCAGACCATTTGTCGTAGCCTACAAGGAACGCTCTTATTCCATAATCTTTTTTCAATTGGATAAACCACTTAGTAACTAAAGAAAAATCATTTTCATTACCAGGTGATACAGTCATAAGCCCCTCTTTAATCCAACCTTGATATAGTGCATAATCATCTTTTGAAAGTGTTTCAAGTTTGCTCTCAGGGATAAAATATTGTTGTTTATAATATTTTTTCTGGCTATCAGGTTTCATTAACATAACCCTTGCGCTCGCTAAATCGCCTGTTGCAGCAAGATCGACACCACCAATGGCAAAAGCATTACGGAAATCTTCCATATCAAATGTTTCATCAGACTTAATATCTTCAGGACTAAGCCATGCACTAGCGTTGTTTTGTTTAATATTGAAATCCTTTGAAAGAACCATTACGCGCATGGATTTACTTGTTTGAGCTTCACTAATCATCTTTCTAAGGAAGCTTCTTTTTTTGATAACTCCTAATCCTGGATTAGACTTAACCCAACTTTCTTCGTCCTGCCATATTTCTTGTTCATTATCTTGCGTATACAACCAAATTAGCCAACGTGGTCTTTCAATTTCATCGTTTAATGCTTGTCTAGCTTCTCTTAATCGTTCATCTAGATAGCCATCATTAATAACTCCCTCGGTTGTAAGTTCAATATACAATGGTTCATCTTGGGTAGAAACCGCTTGGCGAATTGGCATAGTTGAAGAGTTATCTTTTAACTCATGTACTTCATCAACGGCACCAACCTTGATATTTTTACCTTCTTTTGCTCCTGTTTTAGCCGAAATTTTCTTGATTGTTCCTTTGTTTTTATAGCTGAACTTACCTGTTTTCTTCACTCTTTTTGGGTTTCCGAAAAAGATACCTTTTACATTAGAACGTGTCACCTTTTCAAGCGAACTACTCTCTTCCCGCATTGAATTAATTGCTTGGAACATAAGATCAGCTTGCTCATAATCATTAGAAGAACATAAAATCCTTGTTCCCATCTCACCGCAGAAGAATTCAGCAAGACAAAGAGCTGATATTAAAGGAGTTTTTCCATTTTTTCTGGCAACAAGAAATAATACGTCTTGATGCAGACGTACAAAACGATTTATTTCATCATCAAATATTTGAAAACAATAGATAGCTTCAACAAATGCTTTTTGAAATAGAGCAAGAATAAATGGTTTACCAGCAAAAGGCGCTTCGAAGTGTTTGCATTTCGTTTCAATAAATGAAATCCTTTTATGTGCTTCTGTGAAGTCTACCCTTATATTAGGATCATCAAAGTAAGAAATTAATTTGTTTAGTTGGAGCATTAACTCTTGACCAACAATGATTTCTCCTTTTTTTATCCTTCCCACATATTCCAATAAATAAGAATGTGTCCCTTTATACTCATATGGACTTGCAAGCACATTCTGTACTGCAAGATCGGTCATACAAATTCACTCATATCGTCATCATCTTCATCGATAATATCTTTATTTAGGACACCATTCAGCGTTTTTATTATGACGGAATATGCATTGCAATTTTTTAAGTATTGTTTAGATGTTTCTAGTGATTTTTGTAAAGTAGGATTATCAGGATGAACTTTAACCATTCCAGATTCATCTATAAGCTTCTGCAAAACGGAATTTTCCGCTTTAATAAATGCAGCTTCATCAATCAACCCTTCGACTAATTTCCTTTTAGATTCATCGACATCTTTAAAGATCTCGGTCATTTTGGCTTTTTCTTTTTCATAAACGGCCCTTTTAGACATGTTTCAAAAGACCTCCATCGATTTTCAAAATTTTCAGCGTGTGTGCTTCCTGCCTCCCCCCTTCGGTCCCGATGGACTCTCAAAATTTTTATAAATGGGGGGGCTTGTGCCTCCTACTCTGTATAACTACTAAACCATTTATCTATATAGTTCTTCCATTCATCTTGCCTGTACTTCTTGTCCTCATCAATGCTTAACCTTCTAATACATTCATCCTTACTAATATCACAGAAGATAAGTTCAGCACCTAGATCATTGGCTACTCTCTCTCGCTTGTACCTATCTGCATAACCACCTACTATCCAAGCGTTGTACCACTTGCCATGTCTCGTTCTTACATTATCAATAAGCTGATTATGAATACCCATAACATTAGAGAATAGATTGTCTGGCTTGTCATACACTGGTTGCATAGATACTGCTGCATACAACATATCCATATCAATCACTATATCTCCTCGTGATATGTTCTGTTTAACAAAGGTTGTCTTGCCTGACATTGGTGGACCATACACTAGAAATACTTGGCGTTCATACTTAGCACCATATCTTTTATGGGTTTTGTTATGACAGTCAAAGCATACCAGCTTTACTTTCTCAGGGTTAAGGCTAATCATTACATCATGTACATTTTCAGGAGTTAATTCAGTCTCATGATGTCCTATAATATCTCTAGCCTTTGGTATCTTCTCGCCACAATACTCACAAATAGGACCACGTTCATTTATTAAGTTCATCCTAAATATTTGCCATGCTTCACTAGCATAAAAGGACTTAAGTATTGCATATTTTGCCATGATTACCACGCCTTACTTTTAGCTGCATCTATATCAGCTCTAATCTTAGTCATTCTTAAACGATGCTCTTCCTTAACTTCTTCTGGTGGAAGTGTTCGTAATAACTCTTCATATTGCTTAATTTTCCCTGATATTGCTCGCATTGCTGCCGCTTGAGAAGTTAAAGCCTTTGCTTGTTTATCCCATGCAAACTGTATTTCATATTCTGTTTCTTCATATACTGGAAGAACTTCAGTAGTTCCATCTTCTTTCTGAACTAATTCGTTCTGAACCTTTGTTTTCTTAATTTCCTTTGTCATATCATCTTGATCTTTAACAAACATAATCTTCTGAGCATAAACAAAGTTTGTTACTGCAACCAATATTTCCTCATAGAGAATATCTAAAGTACTCATTCCTTCTCTAATAGAGTCATATATCTCTTTCAAATCTTCATTATCTGGAATCCACTTGCGGAACATACCATGTTTAACTGCTTTATCATTTCCTATTGGACCTCCTGGACCACCTTTATTACCTACTGCATTTTGGTTTCCGTAAGGAGCTCCTCTTTTTGGTACAGAATCAGGTGTATCATCCCATTTATCAAGGCTCTTCCACTTTCTAATTTGGCTAGCACTAACATCTAATTCCTCTGCAATCTCTGTTAATTTCTTTTTTCTACCGCTTTTTAGCCATAGATTTAATGCTTCTGACCTCTTCGGACTTTGTTGTCTGGACACACCAAAAAACTCACCTCCATAATGAATTGAGTTGGTTTTCACACTTTTGTTTTTTCTCTTTCGAGTGACCTCTTATTTCATGAGTAAACAAGCTAAAATCAGCCTTAAAATCACTCTAACAGCAACCACCTAAAACACCCTAATTTCTCCTAAAATTTGGTTCTAGAGTTTTCTTATCTGGTAGACTGTAAAACTCAACAACATCCCCTAATCTATTGGTAATACTGAATTATTCCGTTACTTTAAAAATGACCTTTAAACTATACCCCTAAATAAATAAACTCGGAGAGTTTTTATAGCTTCAAAATAGCCTCATCCATCATGTCTTGACTATATCCAATGTACCTCAAAGTATTAGCTGGATCTTTATGTCCGTATATTTCCATTAGTAACGTTATGTTGCTAGGGTTTTGTTCATACAAAAGGTAACCCCAAGTCTTTCTCAAAGTATGAGTACCTATCTCTTCTAGATTAAAAACTTCTGCAGCATCATTTAATATTTGATATGCTGCTTGTCTTGTAATAGGCAGCCCTTTTATTTTTGTTTTGTTTTTAATTTGTCTGCTAGCAAATATAAATTCATCATCATCCATATCTTTTATAAAATTGTTTAAGTCATTCCGAATTGATGGATGAATAATGAATCTTTTTTTATTCTTGTTCTTTGTTTCTTTTGTCTTTATATGAGTTGTATTCCTAACCATCCATACTTTTAACTGCAGCAAGTCGCTTATCCTTAGTCCTGAATAAATGCCAAAACAGAACATAAGATAATTCCTCATGCTCCTTAGTCTTAGATATTCTTTTATCCCAATGATGATATCTTTGTCTCTTATGGGTTGTACTGTGCCCATTTCTATATCCTCCTTTCAGACTAACCCTGAACACTAGAGATATTTCTTTCTCTAAACAACTAAGATAACTATCTTTTCTGTTTAGAAAAAGAAATAAAATTGGAGTGATTTTACCTCCGCCCCTCGCCTTCAACCTATGCGAACTATCGCCGCTAAGGATAACATCCATCAGTTGATCGAGTACATCATTGATAAAGGAAAGATGCTTCTCCTGTAGAAATGCTTCCTACAAGAGAAATATTAAAGGTTTTTCCGTTTAAAAAATTCCCCCTATTTTGTCTGTTTTTTTTCCTGCTTTTTGTCCTATATTTTGTCAAAGTGACCTTTACCTAAATTATTCCTAATGCATTAGCTATGAGGTTAAGAGCATCCTTTTTTAGGTTATAATACTGATCTTTAGCAATTCCCATTCCCATCCAAACTTCTGCATCCTTTACACGAGTATTTTGTAAATACTTACGCTGAATAATTTCTCTTTCTCTTTCATCTAATGCGTATTCCAAAGCTCGTTCAATTTGTTTTACTATTATATATTTTTCAACATAATTATCATCTAACATCGGGAAAAGTTTATCTAAGCTATTCGAATCTATCTCAGCTTTGTTTTCTACAGCAACTCGATAAGCTTTAAACAATTTTAATTGGCCAGCGACTAGTCTTTGGACTTCTTTTTCATCTATTTTTTTTGCCATACTACAACCACCTTTATGCAGGATTTTATACATGGTTTTTGAGAATAAGCCGTTTACTGTTTTTTACAAATGCTTTAATATCAGCTATGCATAAAGGCAATAAATCGACTTATTTTTGTATTTTCAAGAAACGCTTATTTATCAACGGTTTAAACAGCTTGCTAGTTTACATAATGAGAGTTATACATAGCAACCAATGAATATTAACTTATAAAAATACAATCCTTGTTTCCTTCATCCTCTAATTCTTTTTATCTCTTGATCTCTTAGATAACGAGCGTATGAACTCATAGGTACAGGATTGATTGCGCCTGTTCTTTTATCTTTTCGATATGGACTAACCACCCATTTAATAACGTACTTCATTTTTTCTTTTTCTAGATTCTCGTTCTGTGGCATTTAACTTACAACTCCCTGTAAAATAATATTTAATTTCGTTGTAGAGCGTTTCTCCGACACTCATTGACAACAAAAAAAGGACATCAATTCAAAAAGAGCACTAATTACTCTCCTTGAATTGATGTCCTCCAGTTTTTCCGGCCAGACTAATTATTCTTTTTATTCTTTTCCCATTTTACTGCAGATTGTTCAGTTGCTTTTTTACTTCTCCATTTCCAATCCTTTGGCTTATTTCTGATTAAACAACTCGCTCCGATTAATAAGGTAATTCTTTCTTGCTCTGATAAATAGGTAACTGTTATATTACTAATTTTTCATCACCCTTCCTTTCTGCGGATAAGTTTCGTATGGTACATCAACTCACAAAATGTTCAAAATCAGTTAAGACCTTAATAAATTTACAATTAGACCAATCCATTGTTTTTCCGTTTAATCTTTCA